GAGAAACAGTTAATTTTGAAAGGAGTTATTGCTCCTGAAGATTGGGCTAAAATTCAATCTAATCTCCGTTATGACTTCATGAGTGATAATCACTTTGAAGAATTGAAAACAAGTGAGATTTTGAGAGAACGACTAGGGCTACTCAGAGACATTGATGAGTACACTGGAAAGTACTACTCGCAAGACTGGGTACGCAAGAATGTGTTGTATATGAACGAAGACGAAATTGAGAGTATGGATAAAGCCATTAAGGATGAAGAAGAAAAAGATTCTGAAAATGACGATGATTCCAGCTCGGATATGGATTTCGGCGCAGAACACAAGATTGTATAGACTAGTTGTAAAAGAATATAAATAAGTATATAAACAAGGAGATAGTAAATGAGCGTGAAAGAATTAATTAAACATGCAATGGACAAAGACGCAACTGAGTTTGAGTCTAAGTTCCAAGACATTATGGCAGACAAAATGACATCTGCTATCGAAACGAAATATGCTGACATGTATCCTTCAGGCAAGGTAGAAGAAATCGAAGAGCCTGAAGTAGACGTAGAAGCGGAAACAACCGAAGAGTAAGGGGCAGCAATGAAAAGCTTTAAGGAAATGCTCGCTGAGACTACAGATAAACCAAAGTCTCCAGATGAGCAGAATTTTTTAGACAAACATATCGTTGACAAGCGTGACCATCCTGTCGCACCAGATGATCAGTTTTCTGGCGAGATCAAGGGTAAGAAGAAAAAGAAGCGTGAAGCCGATCGTGAAGAAGGTCAAGATAAAGAAGTCTATGAAGAAGCTGAGTCAGAGATTGTTGTCGAAGGCGTACTTGAAGATTTAGCAAGTATCGTAAAAAAGAAGTCAATTGGACAGATCAAGTTTAAAGACGGTAAGAAGCAAAAGGTCGACATGACAACAGCATCAATGATTCTTTCAATGCACAAACAGTTGAATGGATCTAACAAAAAGAAAGTTGAAGGCATGCTAGACGATAGTAAAAAGTTTATGCAGATCGTTCAATTCGCAATGACGGCAGGTAAGTAACATGACATTACTAATCAAAGAAATCGTTGAAGACGTTCAATATCTCCAAGAAGATATTCTAAACGAAGAAGGCGAAAAGACCGGAAAGAAGAATTATTTCATTGAAGGTATCATCATGCAAGGTGATATCAAGAACAGAAATGGACGTTTATATCCTGCTACTATCTTAGAAGCAGAAACTAAGCGTTACAACGAATCTTATGTTTCTAAGAATAGAGCATACGGAGAACTAGGTCATCCTGCTGGTCCTACTATCAATCTAGATCGTGTGTCTCACATGTTTACAGATTTAAGAAAAGAAGGCTCTAATATTGTTGGTAGAGCTAAAATAATGGAAACTCCTATGGGTAAGATTGTTAAAAATCTTATTGATGAGGGCGGTCTCGTAGGGATCTCTTCACGTGGTATGGGTTCTATTAAGCAGAACAAAGATGGCGTTATGGAAGTGCAGAGTGACTTTATGTTAGCTACTGCAGGAGATATCGTTGCAGATCCATCAGCTCCAGATGCATTCGTTAAGGGTGTTATGGAAGGCGTTGACTGGATCTATGATGTAGCATCTTCTTCGTGGACAATGGCAAATGCATTTGATCAAATTGAAGAAGAGATCAGAGAAACTGCTAAAGTATCTACAAGGGAACTTGAGATCAAGGCAGCCGCTCTTTTCGAGAAATTTGTAAGCTCATTGTCAAAAACATGATTTTTATAAATATAATAGATAAACACCTACTATTAAAGGAGAAACCAAATGAGTGAAGAACTAGAGAAGAATCTAGACTTGGACGAAGCCAAAGCAACTGGTGAAGATTCTGTTGCGGCTGATCCTGTAACACCTGCTGGCGGCGCTGTCAAAAAGCGTAAAGGCGATGTTAAAAAGGCAGCCGATCCAAAAGCAGATAACATCGAAGACGATGTTAAAACACCACAGGGCTCAAATGACGAAGGACTGAAAGAAGCAGTCGAGCGTCTATTTGAAGGCACCGAATTGTCTGAAGATTTTAAAACACAAACAGTAGCTATCTTCGAAGCCGCTGTACAAGAAAAAGTGACTGCTGAAAAAGCATCACTTGAAGAAAAGTTTGAAAGTGATCTACAGGAGCAAGTTAATACTACTGTAGACGAGTTGGTAGAAAAAGTTGACCAATATCTAGACTACGTTGTAGAAAGCTGGATGGAAGACAACAAGGTTGAAGTCGAAAGCAACATTAAAGTTGAAGTCGCTGAATCACTGCTAACAAGTATCAAAGGTCTTGTTATTGAGCATAACATGGAAATCGATGATGAGCAAATCGATGCAGTTGCAGAACTGGAAGCTAAACTCGAAGAGTCTACTTCTAAGTACAACGACATCGTAGAGCAAATGATTGAAGTTCGTGAAGCGAAAGAAAAGGCTGATCTTGACATCGCATTCAAAACTATTTCTGAGGACTTAACAGACACTCAAGTCGAAAAATTGCGTGTTCTCTCAGAAGGCGTGTCTTATGAATCAGTAGAAGAGTTTGCAACTAAGATGGAAGCCATTAAAACTTCCTACTTTGCCGAACAAGCTCCTGCTCCTGTGCAAGAAGACGAAACCGATCTTCTAAATGAAGAGACTGCGGAAGAAGCAGAGCAAGTAGCACATGTTGATCCATATGTTGCTCGTTATGCGGAATCGCTTGGCCGCTTTGCCGCAAAATAAATTTTTATAAATAATACTAAGTAAAATCTCAAAAAAGGAGAACCACAATGAGAAATGAAGAACTAATGCAAAAGTGGAAGCCGATTCTAGAGCATGGCGCTCTGCCCGGCATCCAAGATTCTCACAGAGCGGCCGTAACAGCTACTCTCTTGGAGAATACAGAAACATCCATGCAAGAAGGTGAAAGCCTAGGCGCATCTGGATCGTTACTTTCAGAAGCCGCACCAGCTAACTCAACTGCTGATATGGCTAAATATGATCCCGTACTGATCTCACTAGTACGCCGTGCAATGCCTAACTTGGTTGCATATGATATCGCAGGCGTACAGCCGATGACTGGCCCAACTGGCTTGATCTTCGCTATGCGTTCTAAGTACGAAGAC